CCTTATATGCCGACATTGCTGACCCAGTACCGACAACAACAGGGTTTGCCGAGGAAGTTAGAGGCTCGTCAATGGTCAACAAAACGAGCGCGTTAGAAAACTGTGAGACTTCTGCTGCTGGACGCGCACTTGCGAACTACCAGTATCAGGGCTCAAACAAACGTGCCAGCCTTGAGGAAATGGTCAAGGTGTACCGCCAAGGGCAAGAACCACAAACAACAAGCCAAACAACCACAAACACCGACACACCAGCTGCACCGTTTGAACTGCACCACATGGGCAGAAAAGCCCCGGCAAGAAACCAAACTCTCGGGTCAAGTGGTGAACCGCCGACTGCCAAGCAGTTGGGGATGCTTCGAGCCAAAAATTGGGAAGGTGCTGTTCCTACAACTAAGCGTGAAGCGTCAGAACTTATTGATCGGCTAATGAACGGTGGCTGAAATATTAGAAGCCGACTTTCAAAAGACCGTTATAACATTGGCTAAATTGCATGGTTGGCGCGTCATGCACACACACCCAGCCCTCGTCCGACCAGGCAAATGGATCACGCCCAACACAGGCAACCAAGGCTTTCCCGACCTAGTGATGACCCACCCGTTCCGAGGCACCATCTTTGTTGAATTAAAAGGTGCCAAAGGTGTTGTCAGTAATTTGCAATGGGACTGGATCAACGCGCTTGAGGACTCAGGCGAAGAGGTACACGTCTGGCGGCCTAAAGACTTAGAGAAAATCAGCGACCGACTAGCAAGGAAACCAAACGATGACTGAGTTCATGCAACCAATCAACCCAATGCGAATTACTACTGGAAGCGACGAATGGTCGTTTAAAACCCCAGTGTTTGCGCTTGCCGTACAAGATGAGAAAGTTACCTATCTGACAATTAACGGCTACTTTTACACACCCGAAAAAATCAAGTTCGCCGAGATGAACATTAACGGCCAGTGGGTTGCACTTGAATCCCACAAACACCCAACCTTGACCCCTCCAACATCTGACATCTAGCCCGCGTCTAATATCGGCTCGCTGGGTAGGCGTAGACACAACCTGCCCAGCACCCCCCAACTTCAATTCAGCAGCTCATAAAGAGATGAGCACCAGCCCTTGTGAGACACTGAACCTCACTATGGGAACACTCGGCAACGAGGGTAGGCGACTATGTCATGTAGTTGATCAGCGTTCCCTAACGAACAAGGCGAAGGTTGTCCACCGAATACAAATAGACCGGCACCCTGTGGCTACTTGCCCAAATTGTGGGGGACACAAACCACCCAACTCTCACGTGTAATTTGACGACAACCGAGCAAGTGCCCTTCTTGCTTGGGCGTCAGTATCAATTGACCTAAAGCCCTTGACCTTTGCCCTTGACCTACCATTACCACCAACCAAAGGAAACCCGATGACAGACAAACCAAAGAACCACGGCCACTGGAACTCAAAGGAATATCGAGACAACAGAGCCGAACTACTACGCGACAACCCCCAGTGCTACCTATGCGGCAAGCCCGCAACAGAGGCAGACCACCTACTCGAATACGACCGAGGAGGCACCCATGAAATGCATAACCTTGCACCAGTATGCAAACCATGCAACAGTCGGCGCGGTCAGCAATACGGCGAGATAAAAAAAAGAATTGTCCGAAATCAGCCAAAAGACTTTTTAATTCAACTTACGGAAGCCCCCGAACCGCCTCTTGTAATCTCTCCTTACAATGAACTGGCGGGAACTGGCGAGAACCAGCCGACAAAAGACCTGGTCAGCGCCTATTTGCCAAGATTGGAAACGACCGGCCGCTCGAATCTGTCGTACGGTCCTCTGGTCGCTAAGTGGGCGGAGACGTACCAAAACATTTGTCTTTTTGAGTGGCAAATCCATGCCTTGACTGGGCAACTTGCGCACGATGAAAACGGCGACCTTTTGTATCGTGAATCTTTATGCAGTACTGCTAGACAGAACGGAAAGTCGGTTGGCTTGTGTGCGATGATCGGTTGGTGGTTGACGGACTTTGCCAGGTTGCGCGGCCAGCCTCAAAACATCTTGTCGGTCGCTAACCGTTTGGATCGAGCGGAAGCGATCTTTAATAGCCTGGCTCCGTTGCTGGTGGACTTGTTTGGGGCTAAGGCAATGAGGACGTTTGGTCGTAAGTCGGTGACGATGCCTGATGGGTCTAGTTGGGAGGTCAGAGCTGCTTCGCCAAACTTGCACGGTGGTTCGTACGATCTTGTCCAGTGCGACGAGTTATTTAACATTAGTGATCGGTTCCTTGACGCAATCAGACCGACAATGATTGCGCGTAAATCTCCTTTGATGAGTTGCTGGAGCACGGCTGGGGATGAGTCAAGTACGGCCATGATTCATATGCGCGAGACGGCTATCTCGGAGATTGAGAACGGCGAGCAGTCGCGTCTGTATTTTGCTGAGTGGTCTATTGGAGATCGGGACTGGCGCGACTCAAATAACTGGGTTTATGCAAACCCTGCGTTGGGTAAAACGATCACTATTGAGGCGCTTCAGGCGGTGTCAAAAAAAGACAGTTTTCTACGCGCTCACTTAAATATGTGGATCAGTAGTCGAGGCAGTTGGTTGGACGAGGGAGTCTGGGCGTCCTGCAAAGTTGAGGGCCCTATGCCGGAAGGCGGCGTCCTTGCCGTGGAAATGTCAATGGACACAAACCGTTATGTGGGCGTCAGATCGTCAATGGTTGATAGTGTTGTTACGACGTTTGTTGAGTTTATTGTTGATAACGAGACTGCATTGTGGTCGGAGATTGATCGAGTCATGGCCGACAAACTTGTGGCCCTGGCTATTACCCCAACTCTTGAGATTCACGCACCGCTAAATTTGCGTCGTCGTATGACCGTGGTTGGTCAGGCGGAATTAATAAAGTTTACGGGTCTAGCCCAAAAGATGATCCTTGAGGGCCGTGTCAAGCATTTGGGGCAACTTACTTTGTCGGAACATATGAACCGTGCCGTGCTGCTTAAGACGGGTATGGGTGTCACGCTGTCGCATAAGTCGTCGCCTGGTCCGATTGAGTTGGCGAAGTGTGCAGTATGGGGGATCGCGTTGTCTAGCAAATATCAGAACCGCGCTAAACCCATCATGGTGGTCGGGTGAACTATTGTGGGTCTGTGGTGGGCAGGTGTCGGGCTTGCCCATCACACCCTAAAGATCGGATATCCCAGTGGGCATTTTCTCAAGACAAGTGACGAAAGCGGCGATCAGTCCTATTGACGAATCCCACAAAGCCGCAGCTGCTGGATCGTATGGCACCTACCAGTCCAATCAGGGCGTCAATTTTATTGGTGAGTATTTTGCGTATTACGAAGGCGACGCCCGTAACCGTGCCAACTCCATCCCAACGTTAAGTCGAGCGCGTGACCTTCTCGCCTCCGTTATTTCTTCAACGAAATTGGAGATGTACAACGAGGTCTGGAATGACACAGAAAAAGAAATGGAATGTGTCTATATCGCGCCTCGTTCATGGTTGCGTCAACCCGACCCGACGATCCCATATGCGACGCTCATGGCTTGGACGCTGGACGATCTTCTTTATTACGGCCGTGCGTTTTGGTACATAACCAGTCGCACCGCTGACGGTTTTCCTGCATCGTTCACGCGTCTACCATCGGGCTCTGTCACCTGTCAGGACCAAACAGGTCCAGTGTTTTTCGCACCTTCAAAAGAGGTGTATTTCCAAGGCGGAATGCTTGACCCGAACGATCTTGTGCAGTTCATCAGTCCCGTTCAAGGAATCATCTATCAGTCGCAAACAGCGATTGAAACTGCGCTCCGTGTTGAGCAGTCGCGTTACCGTAACGCTCAGTCGTCGCTTCCGTCTGGTGTGTTGAAGCAGACTGGCGGTGAACCGTTATCGGCTCAAGAACTTGCCGACCTTGCGACCGCTTTTAACTCTGCTCGAGTCAATAACCAGACGGCCGCACTTAATGAGTTTTTGCAGTACGAAGAAACTAAAGCGTTGCCGGACAATATGTTGATGATTGAGTCCGCAGACTTTAGCGGAAAAGAGATGTGCAGGCTCGGAAACATCCCGTTTTACTTGGCTGGTTTTGACATTGGCTCATACCAGTACACGACCTCGGCTGGTGCTCGTGAGGACCTGTACTTGTTTGGTGCACGTCAATATTTGGACTGTGTGTCGCAGACATTAAGTGGAAACAATGTTTTGCCCCGTGGCACTTATGTCAAGTTTGACATTGACTCCTATTTGGAATCAATGATGAAAGACGAAATGATGACCGAAACTCCCGACATGACAGAAACTATTGAGGAGACGAATTCATGAAACTAACCCTGTCCGCAGGTTTCGCAGTTGATGTTGAAGCCGCAGCTGGTGAAGCACCGACCCGCACAATTTCGGGTGTGGCCGCACCTTATGGAATTTCCGCAATTGTCGCGGATGGGACTTCGGTGCAGTTCGCACCAGGCTCACTCCCCGTTGACGGTAAAGCACCCAAACTGTTCATGTACCACGACTCGAGTCAGCCAGTCGGCCTTGTTACCAGTCGCACCGAAACCCCTGAGGGCATGATGTTTAGCGCCAAGATTGCTGACACTGTCGCAGGAAACGAAGCGTTACAACTCGCCAAAGAAGGCGTCTTAGACAATGTTTCTGTGGGTGTTGATGTTTTGACTTCAACCCGTGCTGAGGACGGAACGATCATCATTACCTCAGCCGTATGGCGCGAGTTGAGCCTTGTCCCCATACCCGCCTTTAGCGGTGCTACGATCACAGATGTGGCCGCTTCAGCGGACATGACTCCCGACGAAATCTTAATTACAGAACCACAAGTCGAGGAGACAATCATGTCGGAACATATTGAAGCCGCAGCACCTGAAGCCGCACCCACCGCACCCACCATTTTCGCATCGGCTAAGCGTCCCGCACGTTTGCCATCAGCAGGTGAGTGGATGGCCGCTTACCACCAAGGCGGAGAAACTTTCGCAAAAGTCAACCAGTCGGTCACTGATTGGAAGATTGAAAACCAGTCAACCTACGAAGCCGCAGCTGGCGATGTAGCCACCACCAACACGCCTGGTTTGCTTCCAGTTCCCGTGGCCGGAACGCTGGTGCAAAATATTAACTTCGTCAGGCCTGTGGTCAATCGCCTGGGCGCTCGCGCTTATCCTGACGGTGGCGCACAGAAAACGTTCGTTCGTCCGACCATCACAACTCACACTTCAGCAGCTGCACAATCGGCAGAGTTTGATGCAGTGTCCGCAACCACAATGGTGATCGCCTCGAATACGATCAGCAAGACCACCGTAGCGGGACAGGTGAGTTTGTCAGTTCAGGACATCTCGTTTACCAGCCCCGCAGCAATGCAGTTGATCTTGAATGACCTTATGGGCGAACTCATGTATAAGACCGACGACATTGCAGCCGATGCACTGCTCGCCGCCGCAACCTCATCGGGCGTCTGGGACTTGACCGCAGTTGACTTGATGAAGTCCATCTATGACGCCGCAGTTGATGTTTCAAACGGAACCAACTTCTTCCCTGACACAATTTTTGTCAGTCCCGATGTCTGGGGTCAGTTGGGACAGGTCGTTGACTCCAGCAACCGTCCATTGTTCCCGTATGTCGGCGCAGCTGGTCTCCAAGGTCAGAACGCCCTCGGTGGCGGAAACGCAACCACTTGGGTCGGCTCCAACCCGCTCGGACTTGAGATCGTCGTTGACAGCAACTTTGCCGCCAAGACAATGATCATCACCAACGCTTCAAAGGCATTCGAGTACTACGAAAGTGGCACAACTTTGATGAGTGTGGAACAGCCTGCAACGCTCTCACGCCTGTTCTCAGCCCATTCGTATGTGAGTACGTTTGCCGCTGTGCCTGGCATGATTCGCAAGATCACCCAGGCCTGATCGGAGGTCGCTATGGCAGCGACTTACACAATTCAGACAGCGGTAATCGTTCCTGGCTATGTCACCGTAACAACGCTGACACCAAACGAAATCGTCGTCGGTGCATCCATAACCGTCGCCAATGCTGGGGCCGCATACAACGGAGTCAAATCTGTTTATGCGATGCCTCAGTATTTGCCAGTGAATGTTGACACCGAAGGTCTTATCGAATACGACACTTCTTACCCGCTTGAAAACGCGGTCATGTGGGCGGACACACAAACGCCTGACGAGTTACACGCTCAAGCCGGAACAATTACTTTTGAGCAACTTTGCACATGGGTAACAGGGCCACAGATCGCCACCTACCTCGGCATTACGACCGCTGGTGACGAAACCGCCTTTTTGGTTCAGTGTGCAGCTGCCGCTAACGCTTTCTGTTTTAGGCGTCGTCAAGAATCGTCGTACATTGATTCGCTTAGTACGTCACCTGGCGGAGATGTCACCCTTGGAACTTTGATGTACGGATCAGCCCTTTACCGTCAGCGTGGCTCGGTTGACCAGTTCGCGTCGTTTACTGACATGGCGTCAGCGCCCGTTGTAGGGCTCTCAGGCATCGTCAAACAGTTGTTAGGCATCAACAGACCACAGGTCGCCTAAAATGGCTTACACGGACTTTCTAAACGAGGCGCTAGATGATCTGGTCAGTACTCTGCAAACTATTCCGGACCTTAGGGTGGTTAACGATCCTCGCAATATCGCTCCACCTTGCGCTTTTGTGGATGCTCCATCCATCGAGTCGTGGAACTACAACATCGTCACGATGACTTTCCCAGTCACCCTTATTAGTAACGGCCCAGGCAACCTAGACGCTTTGCGTCAGCTGCTAAATCTCACGTCATTGCTAGTCCTC